GCAAACCATAAGTTTGCATCTATGCAATAGTAAAATATTTTAATTTATAAGTCAATAGGTTTAATTGTAGCTTTTATTTTCTTTAAAGGTCTATATGAAACATGCGATTGCCCACCTGGATTTTTTTTCTTTGTAGTTAAATCAAAATTTGCAAATATGTTTAATAGAATTACTTTCATTTCCAGCATAGCAAACATATCTCCTATGCATTTTCTAGATCCCATTCCAAATGGAAAGTATGATCCTCTTGGAAGGTTAGATTCAAAATCTTTAGTCCACCTTTCTGGCATAAATTTTTCTGGGTTTTCGTATATTTTTGGATTATTGTGGATTGGGTAAGAGCTTAAAACAATATTGGCTCCTTGTGGAAAAAAATGACCATCAATAATAGAATCTTTCTTGCAAAATCTTGGCTGTATCCAAAGAGGAGGAAAAATTCGTAATGTTTCTTTAATTACAGATGAACAAATTTCTGCATTAGATACTAGTTCTATAAAATTATCATTATTTCTTTTTGAAAGGATTTGCTGTGATTCTTTTTTCATAAGATCAAGATATTTAGGATTGTCGTTTATGTTGCATATTGCAAAAGCTAAAGTGTTAGCAGTAGTTTCAAAGCCAGCTAGCAAAAGTGTAAGTATTTCATTGTTTATGTCGGATAAAGATAAATTGTTTTCTGGATCTTGATATGATTTTATAAAAACATTTAAAAGGTCATCTGAATCTACAGGGTTTGCAATTCTTTCATCAATAGTTGTTTTAACAAAATTAAAAAGCTCTATTGAGGATTCTCTAAATTGTTTAAATATTGGTAGGTTGGAATTATCAAATCTGTGCAGTAATGGGGACACGGTTCTTTCGGCATTTGCTACACAAATATCCATGTGTTTTTTTATAAAAGCGGTTTTTTCTTTAAAATCAATACCAAATAAAGATTGACAAACTATTTCTAGAGTTAAGTTGACCATTTCGGTGTGCACTTCTATATATTTATTATTCTTCCACTCAGACATTTTGTTTTCAGATTTAATACACATGATATCAAAATAATCTTTTTGTATTTTTTTATAACTTAAGCTTGGCTGTGCAACACCCCTTCTTTCAGTATGAGTAGGCTCTTCCAAGGTAAGCATTCCTTCGCCACCAAATTTTCTAATTCTGTTCCAAGCTCTACCTTTTGAAAAATTATTTTTTTGAGCCACGGATATTTGGTATGCAGTTTCTGGAGAAAATGCTGCAATAAAAAGTTCGTTATTTACAAAAAAAGAAAAAACTTCTCCATGTTTTTTTGACATTTTTAATAAATTTTTTGCCCTGTTTCCTTGTTTTATATGGTAATTAGATTTAAGTTTTATTACTTTTGGTATTTTTTTTAATAAATTTCTTTTTTCTAAAGTTTTTAAATTCATTGGTTTTAAATAGAACATGTGCTTGGGAAAATAAAAAAATGGAGGAATATTTAACTGATTTTTTTTAGACATCTTCATTGCTATCTACAGAAGTAAAAGAAGGAACGGGTCCAAGCAAAAAACCTTTTTCGTGATAGTCAATCATTTTTTGAACTTCTTCTGGCTTAGCAACTGATTTCGATATTAGCACTAATAAGTCATATATCCTGTGCAACATAATATAATTAACCATTGGAAGGTTATCTTCTAAGTTTTGAGAAGGCTCTTTTTCTTCATTCATTGGGTCTACCTATGTCTAGCCAAAATATTTCTCGACCCATAGAGTCTGTTTCTTTTATTTGACCACCGTCAGTAGGAACTTCTTGATTTAACAAGTTTTTCAATAGACTCATAACGGTTACTCCCAATTGTTGTTTTGTAACTGCAAGAAAGGCAGTATAAATATATTCTATCATTTAAATCTACATTAGGCATAAGAAAGCCTTGATCCATAGGACATTCAAGTCTAGGAACAAGGCCTTCTTCCGATAGGGCTATATATTTAGATACGATTTGTATCTTTTTCAATATGGCTCCTTATTGTTTAGGGAAATCTTTTACAATATCCTGGGCTTTGCCTGTCGAAGCAGACCATGATGACCAGTCTTTGCCGCCCTTAGTCATAAAATACGTTATCTCTGCGTTTGTTACTGGATCAAATAATTCCTTATTTGAAACTAAATTAAATTTCTCTAATCTGTCTACGCCAAGTTCCCCTAGCATATTGATTTGAAAAATTCCGTAAGATTTATCTCCAGTCGATTTGTTGTCGTTTAGAGCAAGCGGTCTCCCGTTTGATTCTATCCTTGCAACAGACCAAGCTGTTTTTAAAGCAGTTCCTTCAAATCCAACAGCCCACAGCAAATCTTTTAAATCTTCTGGGGCAAGCATTTGAGAGTGCTTGTAAGTTTCATTGCTGAACTTATCTAGTATTTCTCTTTTTAGTTGTTTTTCAGTTTTTTGTATTTCTACAGTTAAAGCTTGAGAAGCCGTAGGCCCTGGTTGAACGGAAAATAAAAATAGCACTGCTACTCCTATTGCCATCCAGTTATGGACTACATCACTCAAACGTTCTTTAATTTTCTCCATTGGCATTCCTCCTTTAGAGATAACGAACTATAATAATACCATTATAAACAAGAATAAGTCAATCTAGTCAACTAGTATTTTTTTGTGTAAAGTAATGATTTAGCGTTGACATATAACTATTTAAGTTATTAAACATTCTTTTAGTTGAGTAATAATAATTTTTTAAAAAACTTATAAACACTTCTTTTTATAAATAAAGTTTGATACACTTAGACCTCATCCAAAAATAATCAAACGCTAAGCGAAGAAAAAGGTATATATGTCAAAAATTATTGAAAACCCATATGAAAATTTTATTGCATTGTCTCGTTATGCAAGATGGATCTCAGAAGAAAACCGTCGTGAGACATGGGCAGAAACAGTAGATAGATATTTTGACTACATGATAAAGTATCTTAAAGACAACAATGGCTACGTCCCAGAACCAAATTTATTAAAAGAATTAAAAGAATCTGTTTACAATCGTGATGTAATGCCATCAATGAGATCTGTAATGACAGCAGGACCTGCTTTAGATAGAGACCATGTTGCAGGATATAATTGTTCGTTTATACCAGTAGATTCTCCACGATCATTTGACGAAACAATGTATATACTTATGTGTGGAACGGGAGTAGGGTTTTCCGTTGAGTATAAATACATCAATAAGCTTCCAGCGATTCCAGAATCTTTTGAAAAGTCTACAACAGTAATTATTGTTGAAGATTCTAAGTCTGGTTGGGCAAAAGCGTTTCGTGAATTGCTTGCACTTCTTTGGTCTGGTCAAGTTCCTTCAATTGATGTAAGCAAACTTCGTCCCGCTGGCGCAAGACTTAAGACTATGGGTGGTAGGTCATCAGGACCACAGCCATTAGTTAACTTGTTTGATTTTACAATTGCAAAATTTAAATCTGCAGCAGGTAGATCATTTAAACCAATTGAGGCACATGACATTATGTGTAAGATTGGAGAAATTGTAGTAGTTGGTGGAGTTAGAAGGTCTGCATTAATTTCTCTTTCTAATATTAATGATATTGAAATGGCACAAGCAAAAACTGGTAATTGGTGGGAGCATAATGGACAACGTGCTCTTTCAAATAACTCTGTTGCGTATTCTCGTAAACCAGAGATGGAACAATTTATTGCAGAATGGAAATCCTTATATGATTCAAAATCAGGAGAACGAGGTATATACAATGTGGCCGCAGCTCAAGCCCAGGCAGCCAAGTATGGAAGAAGAGATCCAGATATACACTACGGAACTAACCCTTGTTCAGAAATTATTTTACGTCCTTATCAGTTTTGTAATCTTTCAGAAGTCGTACTACGTGAAAAAGATACAAAAAAAGATATTGAGCGTAAAGTAGAACTAGCAACAATTCTTGGAACATGGCAGTCTACTCTTACTAATTTTAAGTACCTTCGTAAAATTTGGAAAGATAACACAGAAGAGGAAAGATTACTAGGGGTATCTCTGACTGGACAATTTGGTCATCAGTTTATGTCTGGAAAAGAAGACTTGGTGTCTTTAGAAGCATTTTTAATGACTCTTAGAGAAAAAGCTAGAGAGACAAATAAAAAAGAGGCAGGAAATCTTGGAATTCCAGAGTCTGCT